CACATCGTTTTCCACAGTCTGGAACGTAAACTCTAGCGTGCGGCGAAACACCGCTTCGTTTTCGTAGCTATATTCCTGCTGTGGTACAGGCATTGGGGTATTACGTCTGGAGGTCATCGTCTACCGTCCTGTCTCATCTCAAATCTAAGCGTACCCAATCGCCAGCCATAACCTAATCCCGAGCTTTCAACACGCACTACAGCATGACGCGCTCTGTTTCTAACGAACGACTGCGTTGATGTTGGCGTTACCGTGGACGTTGACAGCGTTGTTGCGCTCTCAAGCGGGAAGTTTGATCCCTTGATTACGATATCTGCCGTTGCATCGCTCGAATTACCGCTAAATGTAAAGTCGGGAATGATGCGGTTCATATACATAAAGTATTCACCCTCACCCAACTCAACATCGCCTGACTCAATAAATGCCGTCATGGGCTGTCCGTCATCATCAAAGCCAACTTCATGCTGATACAGGTAGTTATTGCCACCGTTGATTGCTGTTGTGGCCAGCGGCTTGTTACGTGTACCAGCACCAATCCAAGTGCCACGAGCCAGCGTGCCAACTGCCCACAGGTTCTCTTCATAATTATACGACACGTAATTGGTAATCTCAGTATCTCCAGTGCCTACCGGATAGAACCAGATAACCTCGTTGAAGTCGTTGTTCTCTGCCGCAAACACCTTAAACGCTTGGTCTTGGTTTAAGTTTGAAAACACATGATCTTTGACTGTACATGGCAGTGGCTGTACCGCACCGTTGTAAACGTAGAAGTTGCCACGATCCATGAAGTACACCGCACCACGAGCATTGACTGCCGCGTTAGGTGAGATCATGGATATATCAGAACTCAAGCGCGTAAACTCAAAGATAAACGGCGAGCCAACAAAGCGCATCGAGTGCAAGCTGACATCTGTCCAAATCAGAATCTCCTGTCTGGCCTGTACTGCGCCAATAATCTGAGAGCCTGAGTTAATTCTTACACCGCCTGCGGTGTTGGTCGCAGTAGGCGTCCAGTCTGCCGCATTCTGCTGATCCGAGAATCGAACAAACAGTGGGTCAATGTTTGATGAGCCAATTGGATTGGTGCCAAACGCAATGACGTGCTGGTCAATGTCAGACACCATAACCTGTAGTGCAATCGTTGGTGTATTCGATGCACCTGCCAGACTGCCGATTTCTATTGCACGAGTGCCTGTACCGCTTGACTCATCCCAGTAGTAGATACCACCGCCACGAGCATTAAAGATTAGGTCTTCACCAAAGTTGTCCTGACTATACAAGCGAAGCTGACCTGCGGCTGACACGGAACTTGCACTGCCCCATGTTGATGCGCCCCATGCACCAGCGCCCCATCCTGTACCACTGACAAAGGTGTTCAGTCCAGTATTGATCTGATACGTGCCAACCGTTGATGAGCCACCGTTGCCAGTATCGCTGGCATTTGCTGTGACCTCCGCATTGTCGGCGTCTTTTGCAATGATCGTGTAACTGTTAGTGTCCGGCACTGTGGCAATCTGATACTCCTTGTTGAGCACCGTTGCTGTAATGTTGCCACCTAAGGTAACCGCACCAGAAAAGGTCACGAAGTCGTTGACTACCGCGCCGTGCGCTGTGTCTGAGACTGTGATGGTTGACGATCCGTTGGTCGCAGAAAACGTTACGTCGCCTGCCGCAGTTGTTGCCCGGATAGGAGTAATGTCGTTAAACGAACTGCCTTCTGCCACATAGAACTTAAGGTTGGTGCCCAGCCCTATGTATTTGATCGACTCTAACGATGACCAATCGTGTAATGATCGACAAATCCCAAGAAAAGAATCCGTACTGAACTTCTGCCAGCCGCCTATTTTTTCTGGACGACCCTTCCTAAACCTAATCTTGTCAGAGTCGAACCAGCCTGCATCAGCAGTGTACTCCGTCCCTTCCTTATCAACTCCGGGATTGAACTGAATTTTGGCTAGTGGCATTAGTCATACCTCAACGAAACTGGCTACCAGCCAGACCTAAATTATATCTACCAAATCCACCAATGCCGCCATAGCCTCCACCAAAAGACACAGGAGGTGGCGGGGTGTAGACCGCTGGCGCACCACTAAACACCTGATTGCCGCCCTGACCCGGTGGTAACTGCATTACAGGGGGAGCCGATTGAGCAGGAGGTGGCGGCACATACGGCTGATAATGCGGCTGATCAAAACCATATATATTGCTTGGCACGCCATAGCCAGAAAACTGTCCTTGATATGGATTCATGCGCCCATACTGAGAACCAAAAAATGGCATCTGAAATTGTGTGTTTCTGCCCGGCACGCGAGGCGGCTGGCGCGGTGGCATGCTAGGCGGTTTTGGCATCGGAAACGGGAAGTTTCTTGGTGGTCCAAAAACGGGAGGTCTGCCTCTGCTTCCGGGAGAGAATCGGCCACGATCTATCATGTCCTCAAAGCTACCCCTGCCTACAGGATCACCTCTGCCTCCCTTTCCTCCTATACCACTCGCCATTCCTCGACCACCGCCTCTGCCACCCTTGCTACCCATGCCAAATGGTGCATCAGGATTTGGGGATCTAGGGCCAACAGTGCCTCGGCTTTCTAAATCCTCGCGCATGTAATCTGGTATGGCGGGAAGATTAATTCTTTCAGGCGCAGGCGTAGGCATTGGTTGCATCTTGATTGGCTCAAGTTTTACCGGCTCTCTTGGCGGTTTAATTCCACCAGTCCTGTACTCACCTGTGCGCTCATCAAAATTTGGCGTGCCTCCTGCATACACAGTGCCACCAGACTTAGGGGGTAGGCCCAAGATCTCTCTAGCTTGGGCTTCAGCGTTAGAATACTCAGCGTCGGTATATCTGTTTGTTCTTCGTGGGGCAGGGTCGGGACGCGCAATGGGCTGATTAATGGGATCGAACTGGCGACGACCCGGCAAAGGCTGTCCCCTCATAGTAGGAGGAACAATGCCGTCTGTCTGATACGGGTTTGATCTACCGCCTTTGCTTCCTAGGCCGCCACCGATGTTGTCTGGCCCTTGGTTTTGCATAAGCGGCATGGGCATTGGCTGAATATTAGTTGCTTGCTGATCATCCATGCGAACAATCTGCTCATTGAAGGGTTGTGTTTGCGGCACACCCCCACCAAAACCACCCATGTCCATGCCCATACCGGGTTCTTGCATCTGTGCGAATGAACCCTGACCGCCACCTTTACTCATTGTAATCACCTGTACGAATCATATCGGTTACATCCAAGGCGCGTGTACCCACTTGGCTGGCCCATCGACTATCAAGAAACTCCATTGCCGCTGTTTCGTAATCATGTACGTTCATGGCCGCAATAGCCTTAGAAAACTTGCGAAGAGAAGTGATACCAATGTTGAAGCACAGGTTGATCATTGCATCCTGCCTAACGTCATCTAGCTCTTTGAACCAATCGAAGTTGAACTCCAACTCATCCCGGCATCTTTTTATATCATTGCTCAATAGATAATCTATCTCGTCCTCAGACAAACCAATACCGCCGTTGCTGTCTAAGTTTCTACCCACACCCACAGTGATCTTGTTTTCACTGCACAGGTAGGCATGAGTCCTGACGCCTTCGTGTACCTTTAACTGCTCAATTAGCTTGCTCATTTGCTGTTCGTCTTGCTTGCGCCGAAATAGAAGGCAACAACACTAGAAACGATACCGCCTAGGTAGCCAAGAATAAGATTGACTATGCCGTCGTCATTGGCTTCTGGCGGCTGTATTGTCACCATGAAGATATATCCACCGAAGAGCGAGACTGACAACAAAGCAATAGCTCTGGCTGTCCAGTCTTCTTTAAATGACTCTCTAGCATGTTGCGTATCCTTTGTTTCTAGCGCGAATACATCAACCTCAAGCTCTTTCATCCTGACTTCAAAGTCAAGCTCAGCTTTTTTGATCTCAGCTAACTGCTCTGGGGTAGCCTGCTGAAGGGCTTTCTCGATCTTCTGAGGGGTAGGATCACAACCCAATACGTCAGCCAGCATAGTAGCCGCCGCGCCTCCTACAGGACCGCCTAGGGCCGCCCCAAGGGTAGGTGCTAAGTCACCGATCAAACCTTTGATTGCATCAAACTTCATCGAAAGAACTCCACTGCGCCAAGACAAGCAATAATAAATGGATACATAGCCAACAGCATACGCTCTATCTTGTTAAAGCGCTCCTGACCTTGATCTAAACGCTTCTCCATCATTTCACGCATAAGCTTGCACTCGGCCTCGTGTATCTCAATACGGCGCAATGCCTCTTCTGCTGTATCCATTAACCACCACCCAAAGGATTCACGGCGTCAATTGCCGTCCAAACATCATCCATGTCACGCTCAAACCTCTGAAGCCGAACATCTAATGTTTCTAAACTCTCAAGCTTTGAGTTGACTCTAATCTCTGACTCGCCAACTGTTTTCTCTGCACTAGCAATTCGGTCTCTAATATCTAGCAGTTCCCCTTGAGCTTTCATGATTTGCTCTAGGTTTGTGCCTAACTCGGTAAGCTTGCCTTGTAAGTTTTCAACATCAGCCGTAGCTATTGCTTGCTCCATGTTTGAAAGGCTTACTTCCATTGCTTGCAAGCGAGTATTGCTTTGCTCTTTGAGGTCTTCAAACCTCGCAACTAGCGCGTCTGCCTTTGCACTTGCTTCTACAACAGCCTCTGACTGTTCGTTAAGCTGTGCAAAAAACTGAGAAGCCGCCCAGATTCCGCCCCCGATTGTTGAGCCAAAACTGATAACAATAGCGATCCAAACGCCCTTGATGGACGTGTCGCCGACATTAAGCTCTAAATCTTCAAGGGCCACCGTTCAAGCACTCCTCTTGATTCTCAGCAAACCAACAGCCACCTTCTGGGCTGGTGATCCAAAATTCCTCTGTCTCTGCTCTAGTAAGCACTTCTGGTGCAGTCACAAAGTAATTGCCTACTTGCAGTCCCTGTATCGTGGCTCCGTCGTCAAACGACACCCAGACCGCTGTTGTGTCTAGGTCAAAGAAAATAGATGCGGCCTCTTCAAAAGTTACGTTGAACTCTCTGGCCATATTGTCTGCCTGATCAAGCAAGTTCTCGTCGTTTACCACTGCCATATAAGCCGCCGCTACTTGAATTGCATTCTCAGTATTGGACAAAGCAGTGTTGTACGTTTCGATATCCTCGTCTTGAAGCGACACGTCATTGGCACCCATAAACTCTTGAAGGGCCATAGCCTCTCTTTGATCAGGTGCAGATTGCGCGTCCTGCGCCATCTCATTAACAGTTGCAACCATAATAATTTGCTGGGCCGCCTCAACGTATGCGTCAATCATTTCTGACACAGTGTCCATCGCCTGATCTGCTTGGTCCTGAAAGTATTGGTCGGCACCGGGGTCGTAACTGTATGTGGCCGCCTGAACTGCGGCTACTGCGGCATTGTAAGCATCTTGTTGCTCTTTACTGATATGGCCGTTTTCAGCCATAGCGGGTGCTATGTAACCCTCACCAGCGTAAGATGCGCCACCTGCAATAGTTTTTATGCCATAGGCGAACGTGTCTCGAATGTTCTGGGACGTGTTCACCAGATCATCAATCTCTGTCGCGTTTAGTGGTACGGAAGCGATCACTAAGACTACCGCTATTAGACTCCTGATCACCGCTGTCATCACCCCCTCCGGCTAAAAGCTGATCGTAAAAAGCTCTATCCTCTTCATAATCTGGAATCCACATGTCTGGATTCTTCTTAATTTCTAGCAGAGCATTCTTACCAACGACCAACTTGCCTGCCCTGATAATCGGGCACGGAGTTGCACTCATGAACATAGCCCGCCAGACCTGTGCGTTTTGGCACATCAGACTGACGCTTGCTACCTTCATGCCCATATTAGATAGGGTGATGGCATTTAGCCTGCGATTGCACTCTTCATCTTGGCGATATAAACCAGACGAGACGCCAAAGCCAACAAGCTGTACACCACCCGACAAGGACTTAAGGCAAGACTGTTGCCCTGTGCTCATCAAGCTCGGCGCTACAGCTGTGCTTGCAGGCATTTGTCTGCCAGATCCAGCGCCGTTGTATGTTTTGTTGACGTTGTTGTTGTTTGAGTTTGACGTATTAAGGTCGCCCTCAATGTTCGTGCCATCCCCATTGTCATCGGTGCCCGGTTCAAACTCACCGTCATCTCTAACTGGCGGGGGGTCCACCTCAGGCACAGGATCTACCTCAGGGGTATCCTGCCCGAAGGCAGGACTGGCAACACTAATTAACAGTATCAGTAGATACTTCTTCGTAGTCCTCATCAGAGATCTCCTCAGCACCGCTCAGGGTCTGAGCAAGAGCACTTACAAAGGCTTCTCGGCCAAACGCAAGCTGGTCTAAGTTAAATCGCGCATTAGATATTTTGCGATCAAGATCTGTGATGTGATTAACCATAGCTTGTTGTTGATCGTTAAAATCTTCAACAAAGTATTGTTTGTCATTCACGGTGATTGGGGTCTTTTCATTTTTTCCCATCGTCGTTACTCCTAGTTGTGGTTAAGGTTTATGAGGACCAAGGCACTCCGTCAGACTGGCTGGCGGCACGGTCAATTTGACCTTGCACCTTGGCATCACGGTCTGCTTCGACGCGAGCCTTAGCTTCGTCGGCAGTTTCGTCGCCTTCAATCAGACTGTTGTATACCCAACCAAGAACGTCGTCCTCAGTAAGATCAGCATACGGAATGTAGTCTGGGCTTGAAGGATCTGGCGTCAAACGTAGCTTGCCGCCTTCTGTTGCTGAGTAAGTGCCATCAGATGCCACCATTGACCAGTACACAGTGATTACACCGCCGTCTGAGTCTTGGTGGACCATGTTTGATACTGACCAAGTGTTAGTGATTGCCATTTTGCTATCTCCTTAGTTGGATTCGAGTTGTGCGACTCGCGCACGTAGGGATTGTATTTCTTTAATGAGCATGGGTACTAGCTTTGAGTAGTCCACTGCCATCATGTCGTCTTCGGTTTCGTCTTCAGATACGGCTTCAGGTGCGACCGTGTTTAGCTCTTGAGCCACCATGCCGTAACGCTGATGTTCGCCGTCTGCAATCCAGTCAAACTGACGGACTTGGATAGCGTCAATTAACTCGCCAGCATCGTCTGCATCTGCAATGTTTTCTTTTAGTCGAGCATCTGAAGTGGTGTTATAGGCTGTTCCGCTACTTGTAACACTAATAGATCCAACAATGTTTGCGCTGTGTCTAAACCTTATAACGTCACCATTATTTGTTCTATTGAAATCGTGATGATCAGTTGAACAAGTAAAAAGCCTACCGCCAACAGTAATTTGTGCCCCTTGATCGGCATTTTGTACAGCAACCCCTGTCCCTGAAGTCGTACCGAAACAAACGACATCACTGCCAGCATTTACAAAAATCGCATTAACGTCGTTGTCAGACTCAACGCGGAAGTCGTGGTCTCCTCCAGCCTCGTTAAATGTAACGCCGTAATTAAATTGTTGATTGGCATCGCTTTCTATATAGTGATAAGGATGAGGTTTATCAAACGCAACTACGCTACCAGTAATTTCTGTATCTCTTACCATATACAAGAAATTGCTGTCTGCGCGGAGTGACCAACCTTCAAAGTAAATGCCGTTAACTGGGCCGCCGTTAGTCTGGGCAAACTCAAGCGCCATGTACTCCGTGCCACTATAAGTTACTCGCACAAGACGTTCGAAATACTGGTCTGCACCTTCTTTTTTGAACCAACCTAAAGTGGTTGTGTATACCGCAGAACACCATACTTGACATCTGGAAGGTCCATTACCTGTGCCGGAGTTGCCGCGAGACGCTATAAACGTCCCTTCCATAGCCGCGCCAGTAGCGGGAGAACCACTGTTATACGGCACAAGTAACAGATAGCCCGCGAAAACACCGTCACTAGCACCACGAGGATCAATATATTTTGCTTGTCTGAAATACTTATTACCACCAAGATCGTTAAAAATATCCCCCGCGACGTTTAATGTTCCACCAGCATCCGCACTTGTGTTGATATTTACGTGGCCATTCCCCGCATCCACAAACAAAGCATGAGTATTGCCATCAGACTCAACGCGGAAGTCGCGGTCAGCACCGTCGTTGTTAAATATCGTCTCCGCAGATTGAAAACGCAGATGGTCATTAATAGCGCCAGCATCGCCTGTGCCATAGCCAAGCATTAAATCTGCGCTGTTATTACTAGATAATGCGGTGTAAAGGGTGCTGTTGTTTCTAATAGAAAAAATACTTGAACTAGCACGAGAGAGTGAAAATATCGTATCTCCGCTAGAGTTAAGACGCATTACCTTGCCGCCAATTGGCGCACCGGTTGGGCTTCCCACATCTAGCCAATACTCAGGAGAGCTTTGGAAAATACCTACTTCATTACTACCCGCATCAACAAATATCGCATGAGTGTAGCTGTCAGACTCAACGCGGAAGTCTTGGTCGTTACTGTCCTCGTTAAATACTGCTGATGCCGCAGTAATTCTAAATCTTTCAGCACCTGCCGTGTACAAGGCCATCAAATCACTAGATTGATCGTAATAGACAATACCCCTGCCCGACGACTCACTATCCGCAAATCTAATTTGTCCCGCACTTGAACTGCCAGAGCCAATTGTTATTCCGGCATTACCAGAATTTTCGACAAACAAATCATCTGCGTTACCGTTTGGTGTGGCGCCACTATCAGAGGTTTTTACATGAAGTTTTGCTACGGGATTTGACTCGCCCACCCCCATATTTCCGTTTTCTACCAGTCTCATCGCCTCAGCTAACGAGGTGTTGTAAGTGTAAAACGCTAGGTCATATTGGTTGCCGGGGTTTGCCGCAATTTGAGCAATCTTTGCAGAAACGCCTGTGCCATTAGCAGAGCCGTCATTAGTGTAGAACTCTATTGCGTTTACTTCTTGATCCGTTGTAATAGAAGTATCAGTATTTTCAATGCGAAGCGTTGTGGCAGTGTCATTAACTCCACTTGCTATGTTTAGTGTTGTGGCTGGGGCAGATGTTCCCACGCCAACGCGATCATTCCCCGCATCCACAAAGAGCATATGGGTGTTGCCGTTAGACTCAACACGGAAGTCGGTGTCTACACCGCTTTCGTTAAAAACAGCTTCCTCTGATTTTAAGTTAATGCGCGCAGTATCCGTACCATTTATAATAGTACGAATAGACATCAAGCCATCTTCCGTACCATTTGAAACGTCCGAAGACTCCACCCGAATCTGACCATAGGTCGTAATATTACCTACGGAGTCTTCTCCGTAAAAGTTAATAGCTCCTAGACCATCACCGTCTGCGGGGGAGCCGCTGTTACGGAACAACCCTAGAATAGGTCCGTCTGTCGCGCTTCCATCAGTGCTTTCGATGCGAAGCATCTCGCCTGCGCCGGTTGATTTGAGATGTAACGGCGTCAGAGGATCATCTGTTCCCATCCCAACGTATTGGGACTGGTCAATAATCATTGCAAAATTGTCGCGGCCTGTATGGAACCGTAGGTCCATATTTGCGCCAGACGCCGCACGAGTACCGATAATTCGAGAACCAACAGCGGTTTGATCGCCACTCTCCACAAAGTCAATCGACGTACCCTCAGAGCTGTCGTTCGATGAGTGATTACCTTGCAACTTAATCAGTGGGGTGATAGCAGAAGTGGCCTGCGTGTAAACTTGGAATGAAGTATCAAGCAAGTTAGATGGCGTGTTGATGCCTACGTTGGACGTGCTTCCCTCTACGAAAAACGCATGGGTATTAGCGTCAGACTCAACGCGGAAGTCATGATCTGCACTGTTTTCATTTACAACCGTTTCACCGCTGTAAACATAAAACTTACCCGAAGAATTAGGACTTATGATTACAGGAACGTCTGCAAGTGATCTAATATCAAAATACTGTGGGCGTGTTTGAAGCTGAGACAGTCCTGTGCCACTTGAGTTATACATAGTAATCTGACTAATATTGTCAGAAGAGCGCCCGTAAACGGCAATGCCATCCGCACCACTATCAGACTGCACATTCAAGGCCGCAGGACCAGATGACCGATTGATGTTGACCGTATCGTTTCCTGCATCTACAAAGATGGCGTGAGTTTGGTTGTTAGACTCAACGCGGAAGTCTACGTCGGCACTATCCTCATTAAAGACTGCACCTAATTTGCTACTAAACACACCAGTAGCCTCAAATCTGGCGTACTCAGTTTCTGTTGTTCCGTTGTCTCCATTAAACTTAATTACACCGTTAGAGCTGTCGTTCCTAGCCTTAATAACTATGGCATCACTAAGTTGGCGTATGTCTCCTATAGTATTTGTCCCGTCTGTATCATTAAGCGTGACACGAGGAACACTTCCTTTTATTAAAGCAGTGCCTGATAGATAGAAGTCTTTGAAGCGTGCGCTAGAAGATCCCAAGTCTGTTGTATTATCTTCAGCCGCTCCAGTCGCACTGGACGGTGTTATAAAGGCATTATCGAAGCGGAGGCCAGAGCCGGTTCCGTAGTTATTGTGGATAAAGAAACGCGCAGTATTAGCCCCCAAGGTGCCTACAGTTGAGCCATCCTTACGAATATCTAAAATTGTCCCGTCCGAATCTGTCCTGTTAAGGTAGGCAACAACTCCGCCATATCGAGCAACACTAAGATATCCACCGGAACCCAAGTTGTATGCAAGTCCGTTGTCAGCCGATGATCCTGCGCTATTATTTTGGTTGTCAATATCTGTCGTGCCTAAAGCAACAGCATCATTACCAGCGTCAACGAATAGCATATTAGCGTTGCTATCAGACTCAACACGGAAGTCAGCATCTGCACCACTATCGTTAATAATAATTCCACTGTTACTTGCTTCAAGTCTTTCTGTGCCGCCAGTTACAACTCGCCACAAATCATTTCCATGAAAACCGTAATAGGTGTCTGTGTCGCCTGCGTGTTTAATATTAGCTGTAACAGTTACATCTGCACCATTGACTGTAAGGTTTCCATTGAACGTAGCGGCACCTGAATTAGACATATCAAGGGTTAGGGCCGATATTGTCGAGCCGTCGTCAATCCCTTGAAAAATCATGTCTTTGTCGGTTTGACGAGCTTGGATATAAAAATTATTTGAGGAGCCAAAGACTCTGCCAAACTCTGTGCCGCCGTCGAGGAATCTTATGTCGCCGCCGTCAGCGTCCAGTATTAAATCTCCAGCAATATCAATTGTAAAATCGCCAGACGCATTAGTAATGTTGTCTCCAGCGCTAAACTGAATGTCTGTACCACCAGTGGTGTTGCCTGCAACCAGCGTCTCCGCCAGCGTGTCGTTAATGCCGGGATCGACTAGCGCCATAGCATCTACTACTGCCGCACCAGAACCTGCACCGTCCAGATACACTACCGCCGTCTTGCCATTTGCGATGGCGACGTTTCCTCCGGTTCCTTGTGAGATGGTGATTACTTGCGAACCCGTGGTGGCATTCTCGATAAACATTACACGAGAAATAGTATTGGGTGCGATGGTGAGAGTGCGACCAGCTGTTAGTGTCGCTGAAGAGGTGACCTTGAAGTACATTGCG